CTAAGTACCGTAGCTCCTGCTCTTGAATACTTCCCGCAACCTGTAGTTTTTCTGTCTCTAGCTTTTGGATTGCCACTTGTGCATCCATTATGATTTTTTGTTGTTTAAGTCTTATTTCCTCCTCTTTGAGTTGAATTTCTTTTTGCTGCATCTGCATTTGTTGCTCTTGCATCATCATTTGTTGTTGCATCATTTGCTGTTCGGGTGTTGGCTGGCCTGATTCGTGCGGCATCTTGCCGGTTTTTCCTGCTTCAATTATTTCAGGCGGAACAATCGTTTTAAGGCGGTTTTTAATCTCAAGGTTATTGGATAGCGGTAGGTTGTCAGCGAATAAATCAGCAACCAGTTTGAAAGTTTCTGGGTCTGCTTGTAATACTTCTCGTAATGACTGTAATGCCTGTTCCTTTTGGCCTTCAAAACTAGGACCAGCTTTAAGGCGTACTTCATAAGTTCCCTTGCGAATGTCGTTTTCAATAAGTTCACCGTAGTCATCCATTTGTTTATTAACTGTGATGTTCTTCATACCTTCATCGGGCATCATCAAGGTAATAACGCGCTCGGAGTCATACACTCGGGGAATCATTTCATTGACCACTGATCCGCCAGTGGTGATAGCTCGGTTTACGGAATTGAAGAAACAATAAGTGGAGTAAGAGCCTTGACGAGTTCGCGCATCGATTGCACTGCCTGAGACTTCGTTACCTTGTTGGCCGAGTTGCGTAGGATAAAGACCAGTAGCTAAGTACAAATCTTGTATTGCGATTTCGTATTGTTGAAGCAAAGAGGCTGATAACTCAGGCGGTCTTAATTGTTCAGGTTTAGCACCGCTTGGGCTTTCATCGTAAGCAAGTAATCCCTGAACGGCATTTGGATCACGCCAATTTCTTTGGGTATCTAAGCCTTGTACGTTCTTCTTGCTGCCTATGAATTGGTCATAACGGGATATCTTGAGGATAAATGCTGATTGAGTTCGAATGTAGTTGATATAACGCTGTGTGTCTCGACAATCACCAAAGAAGCTACGGCATATCTGCTTGCCGTTTTTGTCATAGAAACTGTTTTGATCCATGAATATAACGGGCAATTGTTCGGCTGGGAATTCACCATCTTCAAGGATGTAATCACCGGCAATTTTGTAATGCCATATCTTGTATGACTTGAATTTTCGTTTGTCTTCAATGCGTACTGGCTCGCCATCATCCCAAAGCGTTATCATGTCGTAATCTTCCTCGATGGGAATCTCTTCGACTTCTTCGGCATTAGAGTCGCCCATGCTGGCTATGCCTTGGGCTTCATTATCGGATTGAACGTCGTTCATTCCGTAATTATTGGCACGAACGTCGTTCATTCCGGTATCGGGCATCAAATCCATACCAGGCATTTGCTGACCAATCGCAGCGGTTAAATCTAAATCGTCGCGGTTTTGTTCAAGCTTGGCATTCATCTCGCGTGATTTTTCAATGAGCTCGTCTAGTTCTTCTTGGTTGTAGGTCTTACCATTGGATAGTTTATAAAGCGTATCGTTTTCAAATTTGCGCTTGAAGTGATCAAGGATGGTTATTGCTTCATTGTCTGCCCAGGTGAATGGGTCTTCACCTTCGGAGGGTTGAACCGCCAGTGCTATTTCTTCTTTGCTCGCAGTTGGACTCATAGTTTTAGATATTTTTTCTTCTAAGTCTTTCCCATAGATCTCGCGGAACTTCTCTCGGCTCATACGGGTGATGTATCCGCAATGCATCCCGTCTGTTTTATTTGGAGTCTCGGCACTTATATCAAAGTAGGTTCGTGTTGCATCTTTAAAGTGACCGTAGCAAATATCAAGGTCAAATGAGCGTTGGTGCGTGTAATCAGTTCCAACATAGAACGCGCTATAGCCTCCTATGGCTGCTTGTCCGGCTGCTACCTGGTACGTAATCGTTGCATCAGTTGAGAACATAATATCTTTGACAATAAGTTCTCGAAGATGAGCCGTATTTTCATCGCAATTGGTCATAGGAACGACTTGAAGCTGCGGGGTATTTTGTTGCTGCTCTCCAAGCAAAGAGTTCGCCATAGCACCAAGTTTGTTAGCAACCATCGGCACTTTACGAAACGTCTTAATCATGTCATCTTCTTCTTCATCCGTCCATTGCTGGCCTAAGACAAAGGTATGCATCTCGTGGTATTGGTCAATGTTCCACTTAAAACCTTCACGCCACTTTTCACAAGCTAAACGCGCTTCATGCGCAATTTTTTCCGCTTTCTTGGCCATCACTAAATCCTTTTAGTTAGGTATGTATTAAATCAATCTTCCTGCTGTATGCTCCGGTATAAAATTAGGTTGATAAGAAGAGGTTCCGGCATGCTGTCCATAAGCAAACGTAATCATTAACGCATCGGCTTTATCTGGGCTATGCATGCCCCGCTTTCGTGCATCCTTCTTACTCTCAATTACTAAACGGCCAGAGCTATTGTAGTCATAGCCAAGCCCGCATAATTCTTTTTGCATTTCTGGATCATCTGGTATCTGTACGGGCATGTCTTGGTTAAACCATTCCCGCATCTCATACCAAAGTTCCGCACGTAGGTTTAAGAATTGGTCGGGATTGTTAGCAGCTCTTGCCACATTCACACCCACAACGCACTCGTAGCCCATCTCATGCAATCTATCTACAACGCCCGCGCCTATTCCAATGCAATCGATAAAGACTTTGTGAGGTCTTTCTGTATCGATAATGTGTTTAATCTTGCCCACAAGTTGCATTGTGTCCAATCCTTGGAACGTTTCGCATTTATATGCTTTTCGGCCACGTCTTCTTATAATTGCGCTCTTGTCACTTCCGCCTCTTGCTGGATCAACACCAAGTAGCAACGCTGATTCAGATTCAACTTGAGCTTTCCTGGCTCGCTGTACAGGTTCCACGGTGATAAAAGTATCAGTGATTGAATTTAAAAACGCCTCTTCATCCGTAAAGGGGTATTCTTGGCTAAATCCTTTGCACTTTTGGCTATAATCACCGTCAAAGTCTGATAGCTTGTTACGTCTCCATGCTAGATGACGCGTTGTAAGTCCATCCTGGGCATACAACATCATCCAGTCTTTTTCTTCATCGGTGAGCGTCATGCCCTCCGCACTGCGTGCATATTCATCTTGCCAATACCATGGCACGAATATATTTATGTAATCGCTCTTTCCTTCTTTTGCATCTTGCCAATCCAGGTAAAAAGCGTTTGCAATTCCGTTGGCTGTTGATTCCTTTATCTTTTCAGTTCCGGCAATGTCGGCTACTGTTTGTTCAATTCCGCGTTTAATCTCGATATGGTTATCGTAGAATGCATACTCGGATAAGTGCATGAGCTGGTTTGTCATTGAGCGACCAATCTCTTTACTTCCAGCAGTTCCTACGCGATAACCAGAATTGAGTTTGTTAAATAGCAACTGGTTTTCATTATCTTTGTCGGGCTTCGGTGCCAATCCTTTGGGCAAGTTCAGGTTAAATCTTTTGGTCATAGCAAAAAGGCTGCGTGTAGCGTCTCCCATATGCGTTAGAATGAACGCTTGGGTTCCTGGTAGGGTAAGAGCCTTATGAAAGTATCGCCCGCTAATGTACGTACTAATGCCCTGTTGACGGCCTTTTAATATATTTGCCCTCACATAACCAAGTCTTGCAAGCTGTTCTTCAAGCTTTGCGTGTACGTATTTCTGAGCACGGTTGAACTCAAATGCTGTAAGTTGACCCGACTTATCAGCTATTTTAAAAAATGACGGTGCAAACTCTACTAAGTCATAGACATTAATCATTCTTGACCTTTATCTCGCCGGTTATAATCTTCTCTAATACCGAAACGGCATTGTCTTGCTTATCGTCTTTTTCTTCGGTGTAATCATCACGAAAGCGGTTCTTCATGGTGAAAATCCATGGAGCAGCGGAAAACTTTTCATAGTTACCAACCACGCCATCAATGCCCAGTTCTTCCCAATAGGCTTGACACTTTTGCAAACCTTTATCAATTGCTTGCTTAAATTCTGGGTTATTATCACGCCACTCGTACAAAGTTGACCTGGCAATGTTTAATTTTGCACAAACAGCAGCGAGACTCCTACCTCCGGCAAGAATCTCCTCCGCTTTTTTACAGTACTCATTTTTGTACTTATTGGGTGTTCCCATAGCACGA